TTCCTATATACACTAATACGTGTTTTTGGCGTTTTATGCCCCGATTAGTGGCTCTTACCGTTAATAATTAGGGTTACTTCTTTAGCCCAATCTTGCCAGTTTTCATACTCGTCTGGGGCAGGAATGGGGAAAGCTGAAAAGGTAAAGGTGCTGGCAATTACTGAAGCGGTATCTTTCCAGTTTTCTTCTGGATGGTAAGGTATATTTAACTGGCCGTAGTAAATAATAAAGTTACCATTCCAATCTTCCCAGCTAGACTGCTCCGGCACAAAAGGAAAGAACTGCTGGTTGTTTTTATTGACATAGATTGTCATGGACGCTCGTCACCAAATTCAGCAGTAATAAGCAAACGACCCATCTCATAATTACCGTCAATTTCGTTAGATTCAAATTTTAATCTAATTAAACGATGTTCAATTCTAAGGTCTATTTTGTCTGTATTAGATGTAAAATAAAATGGTCCAGAGTCTTCTTCATTTGGACTATTAGCAAACTTTCTACCAAGTACGGTCATAGACATCGTACCGGTCTGTAAAAAGTTAGGCTCAACGCGGCGTAAGTGCATGCGGCGGTTAACACCAATCAATCCATCTTGACTCGGGTTACCAGTTAGCCAACTAATATCACTAGTGGTAATACTAGAATACACTGCGCTTTCGCCAGTTAGTCCAACTTGGTTTTGACCATATTCATGCTGCCAAATTGTATACCCACCATTTTGTTTGTATACCAAAGTACCTGCCGCTGGAGTAATAGTACTAGGCCCAGTAAAGGTTACCAATGTAACGCCGGGTGTTCCAATTGTGGAATTAAAGGTGTTGACTGATGCAGTTACTTGGTATGTTGCCAAAGCCCCAGAAGATGGGGAAAATGTCAAAATACTACCGGGGCTAAATACTGAAGTCACATCGCCAGCAATATAAATTTGATTCGCAGATGGGGCTGGCAAACTTGCTGGATTGGTTATGGTTGTATAGGGCGCGCTAAATGTTGGTGTATAGTTCCAATCAGACCAAATAGGCGTTGGGAAAATCTCTGTGGTATACCCACAAGATCTTTGAGCACCTTGAGCCTGTCCAGCGTCATACCATAGCTTATCTTTGGTATTGTAGATAATTGCATCGGTACACTCTGTAGCAGTGCCACGGGGATAAAAGAACCAAATCTCATTGTAGCGTGGTACTTTAGTTGCCCACACCTTTTGGCGCTGCGAGTAATTGATGTTGTCAAATAGGTAGTTTATATTCTTATCATTTGGCACTACCACTACACTACCATTGTAGACATAGAAACGGTCAACACCCATCCACCAGTACACACCATCCATCTCAACCACGGCATTAGATGACATAATAGAGATTTGGCTAGAAATAATATCGTAGTTCCAATACTGGCTGGTAGTTGCCGTACTAGATGCTGATGAGTTAAACGAGACACGAATCAAGCTGTCTGTAGCCCAAAACAATCCAGCTGGCGAATTAGTACCGCCACGCATTGGCATACCCTTAACAATCTTGGATGACGATACGTTAACTTGGTTAGCTAAAGGGCCATTCCAATCGTAAAAGTTTTGTTGTGCGTATATACTGCTGACGTTGTTATTAGCAATAAATCCGTGTGATCCATAAACAAAAATAAACGGATACAATACACAGACCCCACCGTCAACGCTAATTGGGGTATATGTTGGGTTAGCACCAGCACTATCTGATAGTCCAGTAAATGTCCAGCTAGTGCCCGTGCTGGGCTGCACATTACCCACTAAAACTTGTGAAGGTACGCCGTTATCAATATCAACTAGGTTGTATCCTGGATGAGCAAACAGTGAAAGGTTACCACCTTGTGGACTAAACTGCGCATCAAACTGCCAAGTAAGGCGATAAGGACCTGCAACTGGATCCGGTGTGAACACCGCGCTGTTGTTTAGCCATACACTGGTAGGGCTACCAGTAATTGTGGTGGTTACAGTTACTGTGGTGTTAGGTGATGTGTATGTGGGAGTACCTGTAGTAGTATAGTTTACTGGCGTGGTTTGATTAAAAATAACCGTTGTGCCTGTAGGAAAACTAGAACGTACATCACCATTGATAGAAAAAGTAGTACTAGTAGTTGACACTAATGTAAACTGCACGGTGCCTGGCAAAATAGTTGCCGCAAATGGGCCACTACCAGTACCATAAGTGATACCGCAAGTAAATACGTCTAATTCTCTATAGTTACCAGCAAAAATATAGTTTACGCCATTGTAAGGCTGAGATATTAGGCCACGATAAATACCAGTATTGCTGGTAAATAGTGTACGGTAACCTCCCATCTTTTTAGGGTCACCGCGCTGAAAACGACACCATACGCCGTCGGTGTACTGATCATTTTGAAACTGTGTACCATCGCGCTTAATTCCAGCCGGTATTGCTAGGCTGTAAATTGAAGTATATTGCGAGGTATCCTGTTGCTGATTATCAGCCGCCATTTAGAACGTTCCACCACTAAAGGTTGTTGCTGTTAATCTTCCGTTAACTGTTACCAAGGGTGATGATGATGTTGTTGCGTTAATATCAATAACCTCTACACCGTTTGCTGATAGTCCAAGGATATTAGTACCTGGCAAATATATACCAGTTCTGGTGTCATTTAAAAATGAATAAGACGGTGCTGTTACAGCACCATTAATAGCCTTAAAACTAGAAGATGATGACGAATTTAAAATGTATAGGTAGGTACCATCACTTAGCAAGGTATAGGTATTGCCAATTCCAAGAGCTAAAGGTGTTTGACTACTTCCTTGGTTTTGGAATGTTATCGTATCACTAGCGCTAGTGCAGTTATTAACCATTACATACAACTGAGTAATAGCGGGGAGCGTAACTGCTAATTGAGCGTTGCGGGTACCAGACTGGGAAATATAGGTCTGGATGATTGGCGCATTTGATACAAGGTTTAATGTTCCACCAGTAATAGCGTCAACGTCGTATGTTGCGGATGTAAACACAATATTGTTTGGTGACACCCAACCAACAGTAATATAGTTACCAGTATTTACATCATAGAAAATATAGCCAGAGTCACCAGGATTAGTAACAATAGATGACAAACCGTTGATGGTCTGTGGATATGTTGTTGAGAATGTCAGCGCGCCTGTGCCACTGTTTCTAAATGCAATGAACCAACCTCTTTGCAAAGTTGATGTATTTGGTAGTGGAATAGTACCAAGACCAGCAGACCAGTTGTAAGTCTTAGCGCGATCTAAGTTACCAATTGCTGGATTAGGTGGAATAGAAATATCAACAAGAATTTGAGTAACTGCCAAATAACCATTTACTGTGCTTAGTCCATAAGCACCGTTAGTAGACGGTGTGTTATTGATTAACGATGCGGCATTAGCAGTAGAAGTACCGGCACCAAATACTAAATTACCCCAAGTTCCGGCAGTAGTACTATTATCTTTTAAATAAAAATATTGTGAAATACCAGGAGCAATTGTTACAGAGTTGTAACCAGTAGAGTCTGTAACTAAAAAGGAATATGATCCTTTGTTATTAAACAGAATATCTGCACCGACAGTACCTTGGTCGCCCTCTGGTAATGCAATAGACAATCCAGAAGTAGATGGTGTGCAGTCAATAATACGAGTAGCGGGCACTTGACCAATTGCTTGGTTAACAATCGATGGCCAATATAATGCCGTATTGGCACTAAACGCAAGCGCAGAATAGGATACATCCGTTGGGGTTACAACGGTACCTGTAAAGGGGGAGGTATAAACTGGTGTGCTCATCTATTAGGGTTCCTGTACATTCGTGTTGCGATCCACACGACGAGTATTGTCTTCTTTTTTCAACGCAGCAATTGAATCCATATAATACTGTTTCCAAACAGGTAACTTGTCTAAAGCTTTCAAATAACCTTGAGCTTGCAAAAGTGTTCCGTAGAGCATAGCTTGAGGAGCTACTGCTGTCCACAAATTTTGTTGATTGTTTGCATCTAAAGGCTGAATCTCAGCATAATAAATGATTTCTAAAGTATATGGTTGATCTGGTACTGGTGCAAAGTTCCAATTATTAAAATCATATTCTGAATAGTAAAGTGGTGTGCCTTCAGTAGATTCAGCTAAATACTGTGCTACATAATCTTGACTACGCAATTGAATGGGTTGACCGTTAACTTTCATAGAAACCGTTTTACGCCAACGAGCTGGTTTGTTAAGTACAGTTTGAGCGTCTAATAATGATGCTTCCACTACAATAAGTTGCATGTAAGTTTTTAGCTCTGAAGCAATAGATGATTCAGCCAATGCAATTAAGTTAGGGATCTGCGCAATGAAATCAGCGTCATTACGTTCCATGTATTGCTGGACATTTAATACCAGCGAATCGTAGGTCATTATTACGCTCATCTTGTGTAGTAGCTTATATTAGGTTGAAAATAGATTGGAGATTTATCACGATCTTCTTCACTAGCTTGCAAGAATGCTTTTTCAGCTTGAAGTTCCAAATACTGAATACGAG